CGAAGTACTTCACCTCGCCACAGGTCGTCGGGTTCATCGGGTCCATCATCCCGTACTTCTTCGGGTACTCGGCCTTGAGGTACTTCTGCACGTCGCTGTCGAGTTCATCGAACCGGACCTTCTCGTGCACGACGATCTCGATGACCTTGCCGCTCATGCTGCGCTTGACCGTGTACTTCTTCAGGCCCAGCACGCGCATCGGCGTGGTCTGCTTCTTATTGCCGAGGATCATCAGGACGTTGCCGGTGACGATCAGGTGCTTCACGGCCTCGTACAGCTTGGGCCGGACGCCCAGTTGGTCGAGTTGCTTGACGCAGTTAGTCTCAGCGACCGAGAGGTTCGACTGGACTGCGGCCTCGGTGAGGCCCGAACTCGCCAACAGCTTCTTCAACAGGTCCGACGCGAGGTCCAGCCGGAAGAATGGGCGGGACGGCGCGAACAGGGCCAGCATCAGCTTGTTGGCGAGGTTGTTGACTGCCTGTGCTCCGACCGACTGGTAGTCCGTCTGGAGTTCGTCCGACTGCTCGTTATAGCCTTGCGGCGTGCAGAGCGTGGGCAGGGTGAACGACGCGTACTTCTCGCATCGGGTAAGGAGAGGACGGCGGAGTAACGCACCCGCCTCCCATGCTTGTTCGGCGGTATGGTTCAATCCAGCCTCCCGTTACGAGAGCTTGATGCCGACGCCACCCGACGATCCACCGATGCTCGTGCCGCCGCCCGAATACTTCCGGCGCGGGTCGTTCGAGTCGCTGGTCGAGCCGGTGAGGTCAACCTTCGCAGGTGCCTCGGGCGCGGGAGTAGAGTTCGTCACCTGTGCGGCGAGCGCCGCTTGGTTGATGGATGCCGTCGCAGCCTGTGCCGCTGCCGCGTTCTGGCTCTGGATGTTCGCCGTCTGTGCGGCGGCTGCGGCCTTGGTTTCCGCTGCCTGCCGCTCCGCTGCCTCGCGCGCTGCTTGGGCCTGCTGGTCTGCTGCCGACATGGTGGCGGCTGCGGCCTGATTGGCCCCGGTGAAGTCACCGACCACGCTGCCGATCTCCTTGGCCCCGTCGATGCCGAATGCGAACTTGGCCGGGTCGGCCAGCGTCTTGCCCACGCCCGCCACCTTCTGTACTACCTTCTTGACAACGCCCATTCAAATCTCCTTGTAAAGTGCGATTGCCTCGACCCGAAAGCCGAAGCGCCTGTAGACACGAGTCAGGCGGTCGTCTGAAGCTGCGGCGGTGCCGACAAGGATGGCCGTGCACTCCAAGTGCTCCGCGAGAGCAATGAGCGCTCGTGGGACGACTCGGAAGTTGCCCGGGCCGGAGTCCAGGCGGAGGACGAGTAGCTCCATGAGGATGCTGGCGTCTGGTGAGTGCCATTCGCCGCCCACGTCGTACACGATCAGGTAGCCGCCGACGACCACGGAACTCACCTGTCCGGTGAGGATCGCGTCGAGGGTGGCTTCGAGACTGGCCCGGGCGATCCACTGCTTCCCGGACTCCATCGCCCTTGCCTGCATGTCCAGTAGTCGCTCCGCAAGGAGTTCCCTACTTGGCAACGACATAGCCCTCCCTGAGTTTCTGAAGGACCGTCTGGACGCCGAGCTTGAACCCGGCCATGAGTTCGGACGTGGCGTCCGTGACGACCGGGGGAGTGAGGCTGCGCTCCAGTTCCCGGTACACGTCCGGGTCCAGTCGAACCAAAATCTGCTTCTCCATTACCGCTCCTGTTTCGTGTGTCGAATAGGGAACCGAATTCGAATAACCGCCATCGGTTAATTCCGGTCGGCTATTCGACACATCCTGTTCAAGCGAAGAAGTAGGGGCTGACGAGAACTTCTCGAATGTCCAATTCGCCGTGCGGGGGAATCGGAGGAAGGCCGTCATACTGATTGCTGAACTCAGCCAGCGGATTACTCGTCTCATAAATCTCCACGAATCGAGAACGGATTAAGTTGAACAACTTGTGAGCGTCGGCAGCGTGAGTCCCGTAGTCGTCATGGATCATCGCCAGTGAGTCGATACCAGCGTCATCACAATCGAGAACAGTCAAGGTCAAGTGCGCCGCATCCATCGAGTGGACGAAGTTAGGAGCGACACCGTTCTTGTGCTTGTTGATAGCCGGATCGTCGCCAGTGGAACCCATCGTGATACGAACCCCACCCATGAGTAGAGAACGCACGTGCATGATCTCCACCTCGTTGTAGACCTGAATAACTGGGAACCCGGAAGGAGCCGTCCACCGTATCTGTGAGTGGCCGCTTTTAATAAGGGTGCTCGCGCACTTCTGGAGCCAACTCATTGCGGCCGACGCAGCGATCACTACCTCCCCGATGGAATCCCATACGAGGTGAGAGAGGAAGTTCGATGCACCCGGGTACTCCTTCTTCTCGAACTCCAGCGCCTTACCGTGCTTCAAGTAGTCCTCAGTGATGAACTCAGCACAAGAGAACCGAGTCGATCCATAAGGCAACGTCATCACGGAGCGCTTAACCAGCGAGCGGTTCATGCCATGCGCCAACCACTTGTCCCGGTAAACCAAATCGCGCTCGCTTAGCTGATCCGTTTTTAGGTCGGTGAGTTTGCGCTGTACGACATCGGCTACCTGCTGGTAGATGTCATTCGGTCTGCTGCCGGGTACGAGATTAGTCGCCCGTCCACCAACAGAATCTCGAAGCATTGCCGAGAAGTGCTGAAGGCCGTTGCATGAACCGTCGAGCCCAACAGGGATTCGAGATACGAAAGTCTGCGGCGCACGTCGCCATTCGGCGTACTCGACACACCACGCAAGAAACTGAAGTGGAGCATCAGCCTCGGCCCAGCCGGTGTGTCCAACAGGATCGGAGCCGTACTCGATGATGAAGCGGTCATTGTCTTCTACCCATTTAATGCGATCTTCGAATGGCACCTTGTCCACGCCGAAACGATTCGCGCCATTGATCTTGAACCAGCGCACCGCGTCCTCCGTGTCCAGCGGCTTGCCATCAGCGAACCGGAGGAGCGACTTCTGGAGGTCGGAGCCCTGCGGGGAAATCCCCGTTGTGATTGCGTACAGCCGTCCACGGAAGTCGGCTTGGTACAGGAAGTGGATTGCCTCGTAGTCCTCGAACTTCGTGGCGATCCGTGTTGCGGTGTAGAAGCGGCCCCAGCGCGTCCCGCGCAGTTCTCTCTGCGTGTGCCACTCGGCCATCAGGCGCTTCCAGCGGGAGAACTCCTCAAGCTGCTCCGCGTCCATCTGGTCCTTCTCCAGACCCTCGACCAGCCACTCGGGCTTAGGCGGCTTCGGCAACTCGGCCTGCGTGATTACCTCGTCCATGTCGAAGTCGCGGCGGGCGAGGTCACGTACCGTGTTCAGCATGGCCTTGTTGACCTGCCAGCGGGTCGCCTGTAGCTTGTTGATGGCGCGGAGTACCTTACCCATGTCGGCCTGCTTGAACTCCTCCAGCGACTTCCTAGTGCTTCTGTTGAGGTTCACGCAGAAGGGCACGTTCCGGCGCATGGCGTCCGTGTGGTAGCCGCCGTCGCTCAGCGACACCCAGTCCCTCGGCTGCTCGATGAACGGGAGGTGGAAGGGCATGGTTAGCTCCACCACGTCCCTGATCTTCTCGACGGTCGCCAGCGCGTCCACGGAGAGGAACACCTTGAACTCCACGGTCGGCTTCTTGCGGCCGAAGCCCGGGACCGTGTGGCGGTCAATCGTCACCATGCCGAGGGAGCGGAGCGCCTCGATCAGGTACAGACCGACTTGCTCCTTATCGCCGGGCGACCAAGAGGGCAGCTCGACTTCGGCCGTCGCCGCGCTATTGCGCATCGCCGCCAGCCGGTGCCTGGACGACTTGCTGTGTCGCCGGTCGAGGTCGTTGCTGATCTCCCAAAAGAGTTCCGGGCTGACGTGCTCGAACGTCGCCAGCACCAGTTCCCCGAACACCTCCTGTCCGATCTGCCGGCCCATCGCCCGGGCCTTGTGGTCACTGTTGCCGTGCAGGAGGAAGGCGAGGACGCCCCGTACAGCGATGTACGCCACCGCTGCGGGGTCGAGAGGCTTCAGAAGGGCTACGTGTGCCCCACGCCTCCCGGCCTTGCCTGTGCTCTCCAGATCGCGTTCAATGAAGTCCCTGAGAGTCAGGAGCCAGCGACGATACACAGCCTGTGCGTACGGGTTGTTGTGGGCCTGCCCGTTCTGCTCGTTCTTGTCCATCATGCGGAGCGCTCGCTCCCGGCCCGCTTGTTTCGATTCTGCTTCCAGTGCTGCCTGCGTCGTTACCGTCACTCGTGAACTCCTGCCTCGGGCGATCAAGCCGCCGTCGATCTAAGTGGTGTGATGCGCTTACTCGAAGTCCGCGCACTCCTTGTCGTATCTGATGCCTTTGAAGCGGGGCTCGCGGAGCGAACCGGCCTCGGTGAATCCCAGCGCGTGCACCTCCACGATGCAGCCGATGATGCTGTCGGTGACGGGCGTCATGTCCCGGGTTCGCCACCACAGGTCGCGCTCTG